GCAACGATGTGCACATGCTGCGGGGATTCCTTCAACGCATGTTCGTGGGGCCGTGGTCGTCAACCATCCTGAGTGATGGGCCTGTTTCTACGCCATCAGTGAACGCGACCAACGCGATCCGCTACACACCGGTGTACCGCGCCGTCACGCTCATCAGCAACGACATCGCACGCATCGAGCTTGAAGTCAGCGACACGGGCGCAGACTCACTGCTGGCCTCGCCATCTCCGTACATGAGCGCGTTCGAGTTCCGACGCTCGATGACGATGCAGGTGCTGCTGTACGGCAACGCATTCGCAGCAATCAATCGCAGCGTCGGCGGCGAACTGCTCGAGCTGATTCTGTTGCAGCCCGACACCGTCAGCCTCGACCTCACCACTGGCGTCCCGCTCTACCGCACACAGCAATACGGCATCCTCACCGCGTCGCAGATGTTCCACTTGCGCGCGCCGAGCACCAGTGGACTGTGGGGAGACAGCCCGATCAACATCTGTCGCAACTCCATCCAGTTGCTTGCCGCTCAGGAAGAGATGGCGCTTCGCACTTACATCAACGCCGGCAATCCGAAGATCGCGCTTGTTCATCCCGGCAAGATTAGTAACGAAGCGATGCAGCGCATCGAGGCGGACTACGTCAAGCGCCACGCGGGCAGCAACAACACGGGCCGACCGCTCGTGCTCGCCGAAGGGATTCGGCTCGAGCGCATCAGCAGCACCATCGATGACAGCGGACTCGCGACCGCTCGACAATTCAGCATCGCAGACGTCTCGCGCATCTACGGCGTGCCGATGTCATATCTCTCCGAGAACGCCGGCCCGTCATACGGAACGCTCGAGTGGCTGAGCCGCATGTACGTGGATTCGTGCTTGACCCAGTGGCTGAACTGTTGGGCGAGTGAGATCACCGCGAAGTTGCAGAACCCATACGACTCCGTGATGTGGGATCTCGACGAGATGGTTCGACCGGGCATCGCCGAGACGATGTCGGCGCTGCGCACTGCTGTCGAGGCTGGCTTCATGACGCGCAACGAAGCACGCGATGAACTCGACCTGATGCCGTTGCCCGGCCTCGACGCGCCCATCGTCGCGATGAACATGGGCACCGGCGGCGGCAAGACCAACCTCGGCACCGACACGAGCGGAGAGGCAGGAACCCCAAATGATTTCACGCCGTGACTTCACATCGTCGCCCGCTGTCGAGGGTCGCACCCTCACGGGCATCGCCGCCGTGTACGGCCAGCCCTCGCGATTGATTCGAGAGCAAGGGCGCTCATTCACCGAGCGAATCGCCCCGGGTGCATTCGGCACGGTCGGCGATGTGAAACTTTATTACAACCACGACGCGTCGATGCCTCTCGCGCGCACGCAGAGTGGCACGCTGAAACTCGACTCACGCGCCGACGGTCTTCACTACACCGCGACTCTGCCAGAGACCACGCTCGGCAACGATGTTCGCGAACTGCTGACACGCGGCGACCTCACGGGCGCGATGTCGTTCGGCTTCTTCGTGACCAAAGACACATGGAGCCCAGACCGCACGGAGCGCACGGTCAACGCCGCGACGCTCGTCGAGGTGTCCCTTGTGCAGGACGCTGCTTACCCCCAAACCACTTCGAGCCTGCGCCATGTTGACGCAGCACTTGACGCAGCCGTCATCGCACGGCTCGAACTTCACATTCAAAGGATGAACCATGTCTGACCTTGACGAACTGAACAGCATCAATCACGAATACCGTAAGAGCCTCGAGCGCTTCCAGAAGCGCACTGGCCTCGCACCGCAGACCATCGACGAGCGCGGCAGCGGCGAAGAGAAAGAGAAGTTCTCCCGCATGGATGCGGACATGACTGCGGTCGAGCGCAGCGCGCAGAACGCTCGCGCCGAACTCGAGGCGCGTCTCGCGCGCCTTGAGAAGACTCCGCAACTCGAGAGCCGCGCCGGCAACGGTCGTCTATCGTCTGCTGAGAGCGATCCAAACTCGCCCGAGTACGCAGCGCGCTGGCTTCGCGACGGCTTTAACGGTTCGCTTTCGAACCGCGCCGTCAGCACCGCAACCACTGCCGCTGCGATTCCCGTTGATATGGAACGCCGCATCGTTGAACAGATGTATCTCAACACCGTAATGCGCACGCTTGCCAAGGTCGTCACCATCGACAGCAAGCGCACGCTCACCGTCGAGACTGGTATCCCCACTGGATACCTGATCACCGAAGGCAACGCGGTTACTCTGTCTGACCCAACATTCCGCGCCATCAGCGTCGTGCCTTACAAGATGGCCGCAGCGACTCAGATGACTCAGGAGTTTATCGACGATGCCATTGGTCAGGGCAACCCGGGCACGGGACTCGACTACATCGCCAACCGTCTCGCGGTCGGTCTTGGTCGCATCCAAGATTCGTACTTCGTGACGGGAACTGGATCTTCGCAGCCGCAAGGAATTGCCGATGCGACAGGCGCCTTGTGGGCAAGCACCAACACCGACGGCATCATCGCGCAGGGTGTTGCGCTTACCGCTGCCGCAGCAATCACCACCATCACTGCGACCAATCTCATCGACACCATGTTCGCGGTTCCTGCTCAGTATCGAGCCTCGCCGCGATTCAAGTGGCTGCTGTCCGATACCGCGCTCAAGAACATCCGCAAGTTGCAGACCAACTCGCAGTATGTGTGGACGCTCGGCACCGACCAGACGAACTCGCTCACGAGCGGACTGCCCGGCACCATCCTCGGCGTGCCGTACGCGATCAGCGAGTACATGCCAACCACCGCCGCCGGCGTCGCTGGAACCGGAGTTCGCGGCAGCGCGTATGTGATCGTCGGCCACTGGGACTACTTTGAGATTTACGACCGCACTGGTATGCAGTCGTTGTTCGATCCGTACTCGCTCAGCGCGAGCCTTCAGAGCATTCTGTACGCGTACATGCGCACCGATTCGCACATCACGAATCCTGCGGCGTTCGCCTGCATCAGTGCGACTGCGTCCTGACCTTTTCTTTTCCCGGGTGCGGCGCGTCGGAAGGCGCGCTGCACCTTTATGACGGTGCCACTCTCCACAATCAAGTCGGCGCTTCGTATCGACTACGACGACGACGACACCGAGCTAATTCGCTTGCGCGAGGCGGCCATCAGTTTGATTAGTCGGCGCACCGAGCTGCTGCTCTACGAACAGACCGCGACGATGTACCTTGCGGACTTCTCCGACACGCTGCTGCCGTCCTATCCGTTCACGTCGCTGACGAGCGTCGTCTACAAGGACGCGAGCAACGCTAGCATCACCATGCCGGCGACCAACTATTGGATCGACAAGACGCAGGGCCCGATGTTCGTGTTGCGGTTCCTCGAGTACCCAGCGATCTACGAAGGCACCGCGATCACGGTGACCTACGCCGCCGGCTACGCCACGATCCCGAATGAGATCGTGCACGCGGTCATTGCGCTGACTGGCGCGTGGTACAACAATCCCGAAGCGAGTCAGCCCATCAGCCTTGCCGTCGTGCCGTTCGCGCTTGAGTACATCATCGAGGCTTGTAGCGTAAGGAGCGGAATCCGATGATTAGCGGTGGCCGACTTCGATTCGCCGCGACCGTTTACCGAGCCGCGACGACGACCGACGTGCTCGGACGACGCACAAGCACGTTCACCGATGTCGGCGACATGCGCGTGGACATGCGCGAAGCGGGATCGTCGGAGGTCAGTTACGCCGACGGCGTGGCCGTGGTCGCGAATTACGAACTGCGCGCGCGCTGGCCAAACATCGCGCGCCTGACCGTGACCGAACTCGACAGGCTTGAAGTGCGCGGGCGCACGCTCCGCATCAACGGCATCCGCAACCTCGATGAGCGCGACCGCGTTGCCGTGCTCGATTGCAGCGAGGTCACATGATCGAGTCAACGATCATCGGATGGATCGGAGCCGCGACCACCGCCGGCAGCCGCGTCAGCGTCGGCGCGCGCTTGCAGTCGACGACGTTGCCAGCGCTGGTGATCGATCTGACCGAAGGCTCAGCCGCCGCGCTGCCGTCGGGTGGCGTGCGCAACCTCTACCAGTATTCGCTGTCGATGTCGTCCGTCGCCGACACGATGCTCGCCGCGCAGAGCCTCTCTGACGCCGCCATCGCATTGGTGAAGACTGGCGCACTCGTCGCCGGCGGATGCGCCTATGAACCTGTCTACGCCGTCATTCAGCCGCCCAACGTCGGCGAAGGTGACGAAGTCGAACCCGCAATCGTGACCGCCACCATGACCATCATGTATCGAGCATAACTATGGCAAGTCCAACCACTCTCGCACTGTTCAGTTGGGGCGGAGCAACGATGCCGTCGGTGGGCAGCGCGACCGCCAACATCACACAGACGCCCATTGACATCACTGATCTTGGATCTACGTACAAGAAGCACTCGTATGGATTGCTCGAGGGCACCGTCAGCATCGAAGTGTTTTTTAACGTGACTGATCAAGCGACGATCACAAACGCATTGACCAACAAGAGTGAAGGCGTTGCGCTTGTGCAGTGGTCGACTGGTCTTTCATTCTCAGGCAACGCGATGGTGGAATCTATTTCCATCACCGTCGCGCCGAACGGCGTCTGCACTGGCAACATCGAACTGCGCTTTACCAACGGCGCCATCACTCTTGACGTCACCCCACCATGATTTCCTCCCTACTTTGTCGCCCGCTTGTGCTCGAGTTCCGTGGGACGCAGATCACTCTGCGCCGCCCGACGGTCGCGCATCTCGTCGCTGCCATCGATGCGACCGAGCGCGGCGTCTACATGCCAGCGTGGTACGTTTGGAATCACGTCATGGACGGCGACGCGCAAGCGTTTGAGTCGCTCGAGGCGGTCATGCAGCTCGACGCGCCGGGCGTCGTGTTGCTCGGGCGAGAGATTGAAGGTCTGTATCTGGAGGGATTGGACTCACCCGGGCTGCGCGCGAAATCCTGAGCGCAGCCAACATAGAGGTGCGACTCGACAGCCCCGTCGCTCTGTACCACGGTCTGCATAGTTCCAAAGGGATGGCTTACGATGTCTGCAAACTCCTTCAAGATGGTCATGGAGGTCGACGGCCCGAACGTTGAGCGGATCAACGCGGCGCTTCGTCGGCTTGCACAGAAGGACGCCACGAAGGCCATCAAGAACGGGTTTCGCGAGTGGACGCGCGTAACTAGAAAGAGCGTCATCGCGCTCGCGCCACGCGGTCGACCCAGCAAGACGGAGCGCGTGCGCGGCGAGATGCGACCCAACCCGCATCTCAAGGCGAACGTCACGACCAAGGTCAAGGGCTACAGCAAGGGCCAACTCGTCTGGGCTGCGGTCGGCATCAAGGAACAGAAGGGCACGTACAACACGCCGCACTGGTATGCGCGATGGGTTGAGTTTGGGCACGTGCTCAAGCGCCGCGCCACGAAGGAAGAAGAGTTGCGCAACCTGACCCGCGGCAACGTCAAGAAGAAGGAACGCACGACGACCACCGTCGGACGCGTCGTCGGCAAGTTCTTCATCGCCAAGGCCTACGCGATCAATGAGATTCGCCTGATGCCGATCATGGAGGAGCACATCGCCCGCATGGTCGCAAAGGGACTCAACTAATGGCGAAGGTCTCTAAACTCAACATCGCCATCACTGGTGACTCGAAGGGCTTCACCGCCGCGACCGAACAAGCCGCAAGGTCGATGAAGAAGCTCACGGCTGACGCGTCGAAGACCAAAGCGAACTTCGGTCAAATGAAGGGCACGTTTAACCAGACCGCCGAGGCGCTTGCCAAGTTTGGCGTTCAAGGGCGCTCGCTTCAGATGCTCGGCGGAATCACTGGCATCGCCTCGATGGGGCCGATGGGCGCGGCGCTCGCGGGCGCTGGCATTGCGCTCGCCGGCATCACCGCCGCCGTGAGTTCAACGGTGCAGATGGTGGAAGCAATACCCGACCAGCGCAAGAAGGCGCTTGAGGCGCTCAAGCAAAACAAGCGCGACGACCGAGTCGGATTCGAGCGGTTCGGTCTGACGCGCGATCTTGCAGAGGGCACCGTCGGCCAGCGCGCGCCAACCGCCGCGACGGGCTTAGGATTTCAAGGCGGCTTGAACACGGGCTTCGCAAGCCAGAACAGTCCGCAGACGCGGCTGAGCAGCTTGTTGCTGAACGAACTGCCCGGCACGCTCGGCATCGGCGTCGGCATGAGCCTCGGCGGTGCGACTCCCAAAGCGCAAGACAAGTCGATGTTTGAGGCGCTTATGGGAGAAAACACGGGCACGCAGATCGGCAACGCGATCAGCCTCTACAACGATGGCATCAGCATGTGGAACAAGATGAAGGGTTGGGCTTCCTTTTGAGCGTCACCTACAACGTCACCTCGAGATCGTGGACTGATGCGGGCGCTGGCGGGCAGCAGAGTCTGCGCGTGAACGTTCGCGCCGTCAGCACGACATCACTGAACTCGTCGATCGACAGCACGTGGACAACGCTGCGCGACGGTGCGGTCGGAAAAGTGATGTCGTCCTATTCAGGTTTCACGCTGACCAACCTTGTCGGCACCTTGCGTCTGCGCGAGTACACGGTGACAGTCGTGCCGAACACGAACGAAACCGTGTTCGACATCGCGGCGATCTACAACAGTGAATACAGGTGGGCGAACATCACGGTCGGCGGCGGCACGTCCGCCATGCACCTACCGCCGCAAGTCGAGTTCACCGCCGGCGAGCGCATGACCACCGTCTACAGAAACGCGACATGGACTACAAGCCCTAGCGCAAACCTCAACGCAACGGCGGACATCGGTGGCACGAAGGTGGATCAAGCCGGAAAGGGCGTGCCTGTTCGCGTTGCGACGATGGACATCAAGATCAGTCTTCTGATTGATACTTCGCAATCAACATCGACAGGTTCACTCGTCAGCGTTTATGACGATATGTCGTCAGTGCAAGGCCGATGGAACAGCGTGAAGTTCCTGCACTGGGGCATCGGCGAGGTCTATTGCCTGAGCGCCGATGTGAACCACGTGCGCGACGAGTACTACAGAACGACATACGTGTTCCGATGGGATCGATGGTCGGACTGCGAGCAGATCTGCGAGACAGACGCGGACGGATATCCGTTCCTAGTTGGCGGACAAGCCAAGACCGTGTTCTGGAAGTCGCTCAATCGAGACGTGATCGACTTCAATCTCATCTTCGATACGCAAAACGACCCGACGCTTGCAAAACAAATCTGCCTCGAGGGAAGTTGGTTGACCTACCCATGATCAATCGACGCTCAGACCTCAACAAGCTTCGCACGGTCACGCAAGGGCCGCAGTACGCCGAGCGTGACCGGCGCGCGCGCGTCGAGGCTGATCGCCAGATGTATCTGCTCGCGAAGATTGAAGACTCCTCGACCATCGCGGGCACGTTCTACCGATACCTCTACACGTGGACGCGCGCCGAGATCAAACTCTCGAGCGTTGGCAGCGGCAAAGACTTCCAAGTCCGCGCATCCGAAACCTACTACACCGGCACGGCGCTCAACATCTGCGAGGCCGCGAACACCGCGACTTTCATCGGCCCCGGCATCAATCCAGCGAACATCCCTGCGGGGTTCTCCTTCAAGCCAATTCAGGGCTACGTCCTTCTCTTTCCTCAGCGTCGAATGAAGGTCGGTTCCGCTGGAAGCGAACTGGTCTGGTGCTTCTACGCTGCTAACGCCATCGATGGAGTCTGCGCATAATGGCCGGCAACTACGACATTCTCATCGAACAGGGCGCCACGTTCTCGCTCGTCATCACCGTCACCGGCATCGACCTCACGCTGTACAGCGCACGCGGTCAGGGCCGCACGACGCACGAGTCACCCGACAAGGCGTTCACATTGTCGACCGCCATCGCGTACTCGTCGCCGAATAGCACGATCACCGTGTCGTTGACCGCGACGCAGACCACCGCGCTTCCCGCGCCTAGCTCTGGCGTCTACGACGTTGAGTATGTTTCGGGAAGCGGCCTCGTGATCACGCGCATTCTCGAGGGCTCGTACCGAATCACGCCAGAGGTCACGCGATGAGTTCGGTGACCGTCACGCCAACCGTTCAAGCCGTGACTGTCACGCCGACGGTGCAGGCCGTCACGATCACGACGGGCTCAGTCATGCAGGCCGTCGCCTACGCGTCGCTCACTGGGTACGCGATTGCCACGACGCTGCTCGCTACCGCAAACGCGTGGTACGACATCAAGTCCTTGAACCTCACCGCGGGTACTTGGATGGTGACGGCGTTCTGTCAGGCCGTCACGACCAGCAACTCGCACGAGTTAACGGTGCGCCTTTACGATCCGTTCACCTCGACCGAGTACGGATCAGCGAGCACCTACGGCGTGCGCAACGCCGCGACCATCTGCCCGAATGTGACCGCGATCATCGTCGTCGCGACGACCGCAACCGTTAGCCTGCAAGCGTCATCGAACGGAACCAGTGGACTCACAGTTCAGTACCTCACCAGTTCGACATCATCAACCAAGTGCACTGGCATCATCGCCATGCAGATAGGATAAGCCATGCCTAGTGTTTGCACGACAGTCGCATTAAACGCAAGTTCGGGATCATTCACCCAACTCTACACAGGAGTGTCGGGGATGTGCGATGTTTCGTTTTTCTATCCGACAATTGCCGCCTATATGGTCATCGCGGATGACGCGTCGGCGGCGGCAACCGCGGCAGGTAGTGCGGTGACGCGTCTTACGCTTACCGCAAATCAGACTCCCACTCCGACGGTTCGGCTTGATCCATCAAAGACATGGGTGCGCGCTATCTCGACAACCCCGGGCAGCATGTACATGGTGATCTCATGGTGATGAAATGACCATCGATCTTCTCGCCGCCGTGATTGCGATCATCGCGACCATCGTGTCGGCGACGCTCGTGCTCGCCGCGAAACTAACCATTCTTGAAGTTGCGATTGCGCGGCTTCAGGTGACCATTGCGCAATTCGAGTCGCGCATCGCCGCGCTCGAGAAGTGGAGAGATGTATGAGTTCCCCTAAGACCACCCTCGCCGGAGTCGGCGCAATTCTCGTTGCAGTCGGTGCCGCACTCGTCGCGATGTTCGACGCTGACCCGCTTACCGTGCCCCAGTGGGATGTCGTGATTGCGGCGGTGCTCGCGGGCATCGGCCTGATTTTTGCGAAGGACAGCAAGGCAAGTGCTTGAAAGAATCATTGCGACCATTACCGTTGGATTTATCGCTTGGTTGGACAAGCGACTGTCCACCGAACGGGTGGCACTTGATGCTGATATCGATCGCTCCCTTTTGCGCCGCGCTGGTGTGCGTCTGCGTGTTTGGTTGCGCGCCAAATAGAACGGTGTTCGTGCCCGAATCGAGTCCGATGCGCGTCGGCCCCAGTTCATCGATGCGGGTGTGGATGCGGATCGACGGCGTTTGGACGCTCAGCGGTAATCGCATCGATGTGCCCGAGGGTTGGTACCTCGTGCCGCCGTCGTATGTCGCGGAGCCGCAGCCATGAACATGGCGCGCGTGTGTTGCTGTGAGCCCGCGTTGACGGCGTGCTGCACGTTTTGGGCATGTCCCGAAAACGCGAACCCCATCACAAGCATCACCATCGATTACATATCGACGGTTTACCGCTTCTACGACACGAGCGAAATTATTGCGCTGTCTGAATTTACTTGGACTGTGCAGTCTGTTGGAACGTTTACGCGCAAGGGAACCAACTGCACAACAGGATTGTGGGATGGATG